ACACCAAAACGTTTTGCCGATATTGTAACAACATCTGCTGGTGCTGTTTTGCAAGAAACGTCTTTTGACACAATGATCTTTCCGTTGCCATATGACGCAATTCAAACTGTTCGTGATACATCACAAAACGTTGAAACTGCTTTCAGATTCAAGAAAAGATTTACGGTCTCTTTCACATCTGGTGTTGCGACAGTTGCGACTGACGCCGTTACAGAAACATTCGTTGGTACTGACACATTAAATGCCACACAGAAAAACGATTTCTACATGGTTGTCGTTAACAATGCTGGCGCAAACGTAGAAACTTCTGCGTTGACTGGTACTGTTACTGTAGGTGCGGCAAATACTGCTGTTACGGGAGTCGGCACATTATTTACATCGCAATACAACGTTGGTGATTTAATTAAAATTGGATCAACTACTACACATAGAATTGCATCTATTGAAAGTTCTACTGCACTAACTTTAGCAACAGCGCACGGTGCTGGTGCTTCTGGTGTCGCACATACAAAGATTATACCTGCAGGAACGGTGTTGTCTCTTTCTGCAAATGGCGGAAAAGGAAGCACAAGAACTGTTAACGTTACTTCTCCAGGCACTGCATCGATTGATATTCAAGAAAACGCAACATTTACTGCTGACGTTATTGTATCAATGGATAGATCAAATGCTAGAGAAAAAATCAAAACGTTGAATTTCCAGACGCAAGCAAATATTAATCCAAACACACATCCTAACGGATTGTCTGGTCCGTTTGGATTAGGCCTAGGTGATATCTATCAACTACACGCTGTATATCAATCATCGTCATTCGCAGTTGCCGCTAGTACAGCAAACACAAATGTTACTTCTAGTTTTACACTAGACAACGGACAGCGTGACTATGCATACGAGCATGGAACAATTCGCCCAGTGCCAGGATTTGTTCCTTCTGGTAGATTGTTAGCAGTATTTGATAACTTTGTGCATGACACATCTCAAGGTGTCGGTTATGCATCAGTTGACTCTTATCCAGTAAATGATGATGTATCATCAAATACTACAATCACAACTGGTGACATTCCTACATTCACAAGTCCTACGACTAAGAAAGTTTTTAGTCTTCGTGATTCGATTGACTTTAGGCCAATCAAGACTGCAAATACAGCTTTGAATCCTATTGATGTTGGTACATATCAAGTGCCTACATTTGGTCTTCGTGTTCCACAATCGAATTCAGACTTTGATGCAGACTTGATTTACTACAAAGGTAGAATTTCAAAAGTATACATCAACAATGCTGGCGTATTCGGTATCAATGATGGAGTGCCTGCACAAGCTGGTAATCAGAGAGCAGAATCACCACCAACAAAACCAGACACGTTAGAGATTGCGGAGTTGATTATTCCAGCATATCCATCTTTACCAAAAGATGTTCAGGTCAAATTGTTGAAGAACAAACGATTTACAATGCGTGAAGTTGCACGTATGAATGAAAGACTCGAAAGACTTGAGTATTTCACTGCATTGAGTTTCTTAGAGAAACAAGCAACAGACACGACTGAATTGGATAGCGATGGTCTTGATAGATTTAAAAATGGTATTCTTGTTGATCCATTTACTGGTTGGGCAATAGCATCTACATCTAATGATGCTAAAGATTGTGCTATTGACAAGAAAAATAAATTCGTAACAGCACTACAAGATAACTCAAATACTGTGGGTCTTCGTTACTCGACTACGGGCACAACTACTTCAACAACTCAACTACAAGTCGGTAACAAAATTATGTTGCCGTATACTGAAGTTCCAGCGCCTGGCCTGCAACAACAATATGCTTCTCGACAACTAAGACTTGCTGAAGAATTAAACTTTATCTGGACTGGTGATTTATCAGTTATGCCATTTGGCGATACGTTCTTTGATACAGTAAATGATCCGACTCAAGCAAGAGTGTACAATGATGACCAAGGCGCAGACAACTGGAAAGCATTAGTTGAAGCGTGGAACACAGAAGTTGCACCGTTAAATCAGAGATGGCTTGGCGGCACACAACAGACAGCAGATACACAACAGCAAACGACAAGACAGGGAAATCAAGATGTTACTACTGCATTACGCACAGTAACACAAGAAGCATTTGAGAGAATAGCATCTGGTAGCCAAGCGGCAGCTAGTAAACAAGAAGTTTCTTTCGATAGAGTTGTTAGTGTAGAAGTTGCACTATGGATGCGTCAACGTGAATTCGTAATTTACGCTAAGGGTCTGAAAAACAATGCTAGAGTATACGCATTCTTTGATGGTGTTAACGTTACTGCAAATTGTTTCCAAATTCAATTGCTAGGTACTTCTACTCTACAGACGTTGAATAAATTCACTAACGCTGGCGTTCTAGAAGATGAAAATGTCACATGGAAAGCAATTGCTGATGGTGCAAACACGGCACAACCATTAACCGTTAAGAACGGTGAAATCTATTTGTTGTTTGAAGTGCCATCTAAGAAATTTTACACTGGTCAACGTGAATTTAAAATCACAGACAGTCCAACAAATTCAGAAGGCACGACACTCACAAGCGCAAGAAACATCATTACTTCGCAGGGTATTCTACAAAAGACTGCACAGTTTTCGATTAATTCTAGGCCGTTTAATAACATATCGTTTAATACGCAACGATCATTGGGCAGAAGAACAATTTCAGAAACAAGGGTTGAGACTGGTAGAGTAACTATACCAGAACCTGCGCCACCACGAAATTGGGATCCGTTGTCACAAAGTTTCTTTGTTGATCCAAATACGTTTGAGCGTGGCATGTATTTAACTTCTATCGATTTATTCTTTAGAACAAAGTCACAATCGGCCGACGCATACGTTACAGTTGAAGTGCGTGAACTCGACAATGGGTTTCCATCACCAGAATTAATTAGTGATGGAGATAATGCAGTCGTTAAGAATCCAAACATTAATGTAAGTGTAGACGCAACTACTGCAACAAAGTTTTCATTCAAGAATCCTATCTATCTGAGTCCTGGTGTTGATTACTGTTTCACAGTTAAACCATCAAACAATGATCCAGACTATGCACTTTGGGTTGCTGAATTAGGTGCGATTGACATTACAGAACCAGACAAGCAGACAAGAATTGAATCTGCATATAATAGTGGTGTTCTATTCTCATCGTCTAACGATAAGACATGGAGTGTAAAGCAAAACATCGACATGAAGTTTACTATGAGGATCGCAGAATTCGATACGACCACTTCTAAAGTTGCGTACTGGAATAACATTCCAACAACTACTGCATTTACGTATGATGCGTTGACACCATCTTTTGCAGATCAAGTTCTTGCTGGAACTAATATCAAGTATGACATTAAAACTTCTGATAGCACATTTGCGGTTGATGTTGATTATACAACAATCAAAAACTACGAAAGATTGGTGTTACGTTCTAGAAAACAAATTTCTACAACAGCATCCGAGACAGCATCTAGCTTTAAGTCATTGTTAGTCAGAGCAACATTATCTACAACAAATAAGTATATCAGTCCATACATTGACAACGAACACATCTTGTTCCACTTTGACAAAAACATCATCAATAATTTAGATGAAACTGCTGTCTCTGGAACAATCACGTACAACTCTGGTAATAATGTTGTTGTTGGTACTGGCACAAGTTTTACTACACAAGTGTTCCCTGGTGAGTATGCATACTTCGGTGATGAATATCGTGAAGTTTCAGCCGTTACAAACAACGTACATTTGATTGTTAAAAATAATTTCACTACATCTAATGCAGTCAGTCAAGCAATGACAACTCGCAATGAAGAGAATCCAGTAGGACCTTATTCTTCACAGTCTAGATACATCACTAAAGTTGTGACGTTGAATGACGGATTTGAAGCCGCAGACTTGGTGACATACTTGAAGATTAACAGACCACCAGGAACATCGATTAAAGTTTACTGTAAACTGTTGAATGAAAATGACACAGATGCATTTGACGATAAGTTCTATACTCCAATGGACTTAGTTGGCACAGAAACCTTCACACTCAATCAAAATGAGTACAAAGAAGAAAAGTATGTTGTGCCATCTACAGTAAAAACAGGCGGTTCTGAATTGCTTGCTGGTACAGTTGCAATTTCTAACGTTTCTACAACAGTTATCGGTACATCTACTCGCTTCATTGAAGACTTGAAGATTGGCGATTCAATTGCTGTCGGTACTGCTAGAACAGAACGTGTGGTTTCTAGTATTGCAAATAACACTTCGTTGACAGTCGAGTCTGCATTTTCTACAGTTGCTTCTAGCCAAGACATTTTCCGTGTTCTAAATAACACAGTTGCTTATACGACACCCGATGGAAGAACATTCCAAGGGTATAAGAACTTCGCAATTAAGATTGTTTTCTTGTCTAGCAATCCAAGTTATGCACCAAAAGTTAAAGATTTAAGAGGGATAGCACTAGCATGATAGTTGAAAAGATTAAAATTGCAGAACCTGTCCGTGGGTTTACAGAGAGGGACAAGAACTCTAAAGCCATTTTGAATACGGATATTGACTCGCTCTTAAAGTACAAAATTCAGAAAAGAAAAATTTCTGATATAAATAAGAGTACGAACGAAATCGCATTGATTCGTGGAGAAGTAGACAACATCAAGTCAGAACTCAACGAAATCAAACATCTATTATTAAAAATTACTAAAGAGAGAGAATAACTATGACAACTTTCACAAACGTAGCACTGTCTAATACGTTCAACGAATTCAGACAAGCGCATAACGATATAGCAAATACATTAACAGATTTAACTACTGTTGCGGCTAGTCCTGGAGAATATTCAACCGAGTCAATTTACACTAATGCAGTAACTGCAAATACTCTTACTGCAATAGGAATCACAGCAAGTGCTAACGTATCCGCATCAAACGTTAATGTAAGTACATTAACTTCTGGTCGTGTTCTTCTTGCTGGAGCATCAGGCAGAGTACAAGATGATGATGGGTTGACGTATAACACATCTACAAATACACTTACGGCAGGTAATTTATCAGTTACTGGTACATCTACACTACTCGGAAATACTACATTTGGTTCTGGTGCAAACAATGCAGTTTACTATCCAGCAAACGGCAGTTTGATTCTAACATCAGTGGGTGATGCAGTTGGAACAGGCAGAGTAGACGCAAATCACATTCACGGCGAGTGGCACGTTGGTGCTGGTGGTGACTTAGAGGCTTGGGCAACATCAAAAGGCGATGACTCTGACACACACAAAGTATTCGGTATCACAACAGTAGACGCACCTGTTGACATGTTGATTGTCAACCAGAGTGAAGGCGCTAATGCATACGCAGAATTCATTGCGATTCACGCTACAGGTAACACAGCAGACGGTTGGGTTTCTATGGGTGTTAACTCAACAAACTATGACCAAGGTGCTTTCAGTGTTACTAAAGCTGACGATGCTTACTTGTTGTACTCTGCTCCTATCGGAACAGTAGAGTCTGGTGACTTAGTTATCGGTACTTCAGGTAATGGCACAGGCAACAAGATTATTTTCTCTGCTGACGGTTTCGATGACCCTGCAAATAACACACAGATGGTTATTACTCCAGGTCAAAACATTCATATTGAAATTGATACCCAATCTTCAAACACAACAACAGGTGCTTTGACAGTTAACGGTGGTATTGGTCTTGTTGGTAACTTGAACATTGGTGGTAACGTTGCAATTACAGGTACAATTACACTTGGTGGTGGCGGTAACACAGTTTCTACATCATCATTGAGCGTTGATAATCCACTTATTTTCTTGGGTGCAAACAATGCCGCTGACGTACTTGACTTAGGTGTTATTGGTGAATTTACATCCAGTGGCACTAAGTACTCTGGTCTTGTTCGTGATGCAAGTGATTCCGGAAAATTCAAGTTGTTCTCTGGTATCTCTAACAGACCATCAAACACAGTTAACTTTACTGGTGCAACGTATTCAACAATGTATCTAGGTGCAATTGAAGCAGTTGGTGGTACAGCATCTACAAGTAACACGACAGGTACTATTATCGTAACAGGTGGTGTTGGTGTCGCAGGTCGAGTTCATGCAGACATAGTGCATGACCAATACGGTAATTTGAGAGCATTGGCTCCAAACGCACAGTCTGGCTCATATACAGCGACAGTTGCTGATATTGGTAGATTCATTAACACTACGGCAGGTGTGACAGTTCCATCTGGTGTATTCGCAGTTGGTGATAACTTCACAATCTACAATAACTCAGGGTCTACGATTACTATTACTGAAGGTGGTAGCGTAACATTGAGACAAGCTGGTACATCAAACACAGGCAATAGAAGTCTTGCATTGAGAGGCGTATGCACGGTTCTATGCGTTGCTTCTAATGAGTTCGTAATCAACGGCGGAGGATTAACCTAATGTCTATTAGAACAATGATGATTGGTGGTGCAGGTGCTAGAGCGCCTGACGCACCAACAATCGGAACAGCTACAGCAGGTTCAAGTTCTGCATCTGTAACTTTTTCAGCGCCAGCAAACAATGGCGGATCTGCAATCACTAGCTTTACAGTAACATCAAGTCCTAGTGGTATTACAGGAACTGGTGCTTCGTCACCAATTACAGTTTCTGGTTTGACTAACGGAACTGCATACACGTTTACAGTTACTGCAACAAATGCTATCGGAACATCTCCTGCATCGGCTGCAAGTAATTCTGTTACTCCGACTGATCCGGAATTATATTCATTCACAACAGCAACATTTACTAATGCGAGTACCGTTGGTCCAGACGGACCAGGTATTGCGGCGGCCCGAGCCGCAGTTGGTCAACCAGCATGGACAGGCACATATTTGAATATGTCAAGTCCAGGAATTCAATTGTGGACGGTTCCTAAGAGCGGGAACTATGATATTGAATTGGCAGGCGCATCGTCTGTTCTTCAATTTTATAATAGCCCCAGCAATGGCTACGGCAGGGGTGCAAAATTCACAACTAGGTACGCATTAACTTATAATACTGTTATAAAAATTTTATGTGGTCAATTGCCAGCAAACAATGGCGGATATGTAACTGCATATAATGGTGGAACTCAGTCTAGTTCTCCTGGTTGCTTTAATGGTGCTGGCGGTGGCACTTTCGTAACAGCATCAGACAACACACCGATAGCTATTGCTGGCGGTGGTGGCTCGAATCGAGCAGAGCCAAGCTACACTTTTAACCAAACAAATATAAACGCTAGAATGGATTTCAATACTTCAGGAAACATAGGCGGCAAGTCGCCGCCGGGAGAAGGCACCAACGGCGGTGGTGCCACAAACTGGAATGGTGGTGATGGTTCGGGTGGTGCTGGTTTGACTGGTGATGCTTTTGGTCCGCCCGATGGCGCTGGTGCTGGTTCTTTACCCGCAAGAGCATTTATCAATGGCGGTAGAGGTGCCATTCTTGGCCCATCTCCAAATAATCCTCCAGCCCACGGTGGTTTTGGGGGCGGCGGTCACGGTGGATGGGGAGGCTCTGGCGGAGCTGGAGGATACTCTGGAGGAGGCACAGGAACAAATGACCAAGCCGCCGGTTACGGTGGTGGTGGTGCTAATTTTAATGCTGGAACAATACAAGTCAGTCCGGTCACGCACTCTGGTGCAGGTTACGTTAAAATCACTAAAGTTTAATATTATAAACTTCACAAAACCCACCTTCTCGGTGGGTTTTTTATTTTCTCCCTTATTATAAATAGAAGATGAAATTCATAAGGGGCATAGTAAATGAGTACAAGCAAACCAGCAACAAGAGAAGAATTCAAACAATTCTGCCTTAGAAGACTAGGTGCGCCTCTCTTAGAGATAAACGTAGCTGACGAACAAGTTGAAGACTGCATAGAGATTGCATTTCAATATTACTACGACTATCACTATGACGCAACAGAAAAAGTCTATCTAGCACACGCAGTCACAGAAGAAGATAAAACAAATAAGTACATCACAGTACCAGATTCGGTTGTTGGTGTGATGAATGTTTTTGACATTGGTGACAGCTATTCTACAAACAATCTTTTTAATCTAAGATATCAAATTTCTTTGAATGACTTGTATTCATTCAACACAGGTCCGTTTGCGCCATACGTCATGGCGTTTCAAAACGTTGCTCTAGCAGAAGAACTCTTTGTCGGTAAACAATCTCTCAGATTTAATCGCCATATCAACAGAGTGTATATTGATATGTCTTGGGACACAAAAGTAACTGTTGGTGAATTCATTATCATTGAAGGCTACAAGAAAATTGATCCTGATACATTCACCGATGTTTACAATGACAGATTCTTGCAGAAGTATTGTGCGGCACAAATCAAAAAGCAATGGGGTGAAAACTTGAAGAAGTTTGAAGGTATCTCAATGCCAGGCAATGTGTCGTTCAACGGACAAAAGATTTGGGACGAAGCGACAGAAGAAATTCAAGCACTAGAGTCAGAAGTTATTAGTTCATATTCTTTACCAGTTACTGACATGATGGGCTAATCACAATGGCACGCAATCGATTTTTTAATCAGTACACGCCAGTCAAGCAAGAACAAAACCTTGTCGAAGATTTAATTATCGAATCGATTAAGATTTATGGCGTAGATGCTTATTACTTACCAAGAACCCATGTAAATTTAGATTTAATTTATGGTGAAGATTCTTTGATGATTTTCGATGACGCACTTGAGTTAGAATTGTACATTAAAAGTTTTGATGGCTTTCAAGGTCAACAAGACTTCCTTTCTAAGTTTGGCTTGCAGATTGAAGAAACTGTCACGTTTTCTGTTGCACAAAAAAGATTCAATCAGATGTTGAAACCGACATACATGACTGAGTATTCATATAACATGAAAACAGAAGAGGGTGACGCTTTGCTTGATGAACAGTTGTATGATTACGGAACTATACCAAGACCCAGAGAAGGCGATCTTCTTTGGATTCCAATGCTTAATGCAATGTATGAAATTAAATTTACCGAAAACATTGAAAACTTCTTTCAGTTAGGTAAACTCTACACGTTCGAAATGCGTTGCGACAAATTCGAATACTCTAGCCAGCGCATCAATACAGATGTTGCTGATATTGATGCTATCGAAGATGAATACAGCACATCATCAGATAACATCGAGAAAATGCTTGCTGAAGATAATGACATATTGACTTTAGAAGATAGCACATATATTGTTAACGAAGCAAGAGTTGTTTCAGATGTACTCGTATCAGCAGACAATGAGAATATTGGACAGAAAATCATCGATGATGATATTCTTGACTTCTCAGAAAAAAATCCATTCTCACTGACAAGGAACTTCTAATATGATGTTCGGACACGATTTCTATCACGGAACACTTAGACGCTATGTCATTATGTTTGGTAATATATTCAATGAAATTCAGATTGAAAGATACGACACCGCAGGAACAAAAGTTCAAACGCTAAACGTGCCTATCGAATATGGACCAAAAGAGAAGTTCATTCAAAGAGCAATCTCTGATCCTGAGGCTCGCCGTGAAATTTCTACTACTCTGCCAAGACTTGGATTTGAATTCACAAGCATGTCATATGCACCGCAGAGAAAGTTGAATAGCGCACACAAAATCACTAGAGGTGTTAACACTGGCGGGCTTGATTTCAATTTCATGTATTCACCAGTGCCATACGACTTTAACTTTTCTTTGCACGTTCTAACAAAAAACACCGAAGACGGAACACAGATTGTAGAGCAGATTGTGCCATTCTTTACACCAGACTTTACAGTCACAATGAAGATGGTTCCTGAGTTAAATTTAAACATGGACGTGCCTATCGAATTGATTACAATCACATCGTCTGACACATACGAAGGTGGATTTGATTCACCAAGAATTCAGACATGGCAATTAGACTTTGTTATCAAAGGATACTTGTTTGGACCTGTCAACAAGTTCAAGTATATTATCAGAGAAGATGTTAATCTTATCGATGACGGTCCTGCAATCAATAAAGCAATTATATCTACGCAAACCTTCACTGGTAATTCTGAGTTTGAAATAACTGAAGTACAAACAAATAACAATGGATATACACCATAATAAAATGAAAAAAACTATTGATGAAAAATTGAATGACATATTTGATGTGCAGGGTAAGATTGTCGAACAAGTATCGGCACCTGCAGTAGTAGAACAAACCAAAGAACCTGTTCCTACTGGTGCACCGAACGATGCATCTATTGACGCAGATTATGAATATGCAAGAGAGAATCTGAAGCTATTCATTGAGCAAGGCAAAGTTGCTATGGAAAACATTATCTTCTTAGCAAAGGAAGGTGAGTCTCCTAGAGCATACGAAGTTGTTGGTCAACTGATTAAAACATTGTCAGACACTAACAAAGATTTGTTAGACTTAGGCAAAAAAGTAAAAGACTTGAAGAACAAAAAAGATGACACGCAACAACCACAGCACGTAACGAATGCATTGTTTGTTGGCAGTACAGCAGAATTACAAAAACTAATTGGCAAGAGATGACTGCGAAATCCTACCTAGGAAATTCTAATTTAAAAGCATCTGGCGTACCACTTAATTTCACAAAAGACGAGATTGAAGAGTACGTTAAATGTGCTGACGATCCAATATATTTCATTGAAAGTTATTGTAAGATTGTCACGCTAGATCATGGGCTTCAGTCATTCAAACTGTACGATTGCCAAAAGAATAAAGTAAAAGTTATCCATGAGAATCGTAAAGTTATTCTCATGGAAGGGCGACAACAAGGCAAGACAACAACATCGGCTGCCTATATTCTTTGGTACACATTGTTTCAAGGAAGCAAGACTGTAGCGATCCTAGCAAACAAAGCGACTGCCGCTAGAGAAGTCTTGTATCGTTATCAAATCATGTATGAGAATCTTCCTACATGGTTACAGCAAGGCGTTACGACATGGAACAAAGGTGACATTGCTTTAGAAAATGGATCAATCGTATTCACAGCCGCAACAAGCGCATCAGGTATTCGTGGTAAGTCAGTTAACTTATTGTACGTTGACGAAGCCGCTATCATACCGAACAATGTAGCAGAACAATTCTTTACCTCAGTTTATCCAACGATTTCTGCTGGTGAAACAACAAAGATTCTGCTAAGTTCTACCCCCCTAGGATACAACCACTTCTGGAAGTTCTGGAATGATGCAGAAAGCGACAGAAATGGATTCGTCAATCTGTTTATTCCTTACTGGGAAATACCTGGTCGTGATGAGAAGTGGGCATCTGAACAGCGTAGACTACTTGGTGAATTGAAGTTCAATCAAGAGGTTCTTTGTAACTTCTTAGGTTCTAGTCTTACACTCATTGCTTCAGATTCAATTGCACATATGTCGGCCAGTCCTATTCTTTATCAAAAAGATGGGCTTGACATTTACGAAAACGTTGAAAAAGATCATGCGTATTGTATTGTTGCAGACACCGCTAAGGGTGTGGGTGGTGACTACTCAGCGTTTGTAATTCTTGACATAACTCAAATGCCATACAAAATGGTAGGCAAGTACAGAAACAATCAAATCAGCCCTCTTTTGTATCCGTCGGTCATCTACA